CGATTACATATACTAATATAGATAATAAGGAATATATAATATTAGGCGATGTTATATATTCTAAATAAAATATAAAGGAGGTCTCAAAATGAGATTAAAAGGAATTATTGGTACAGGATTAGTTATGGTAGGTTCAGGAATGGCAGGTTTTGGATTTGGTAAAAGAGATACTAAATTGGCATGTTTAGGTACATTTGTAATGGGATTAGGAACATTATTCATAACAGATGATCATGCAGATGTTATAAATCACAATGCAAAAGGAATGGATAATATGTTAAATGCATTAAAAGACCATGAAGAAAGAATCAGAAACATGGAAAACAAATAAGGTTAAAAATGAATAAGGATATTTGAAATATAATATCCTTATTCATAATTTGGTAATTAAAAAATAAGAATAAACGGAGGAATAGAATATGAAGTTTAAAAATTTTGAAGAATTTAAGGAATGGTTTGAAAATGTAACTAGAGATCTAGAAGCTAATAGAATTTTAAATGATGTAGTTATTAACTTAGATGTGTTTGGTCCTAAGAAAAATATTGTTGATGATGTAGAATTTAGTATTAAAGGTAATTATACTAATGATATCATTAAAAGTGTATATGAAAATGCTGTCGATCATGATCAAAAACTTATTGAAGTATACATTGAAAAACTTAAAACAGGAAGTTATAAAGATTATGAAGTTACTATCGGATGTTTAATTGGGTTTATAACTTGTATCTATAATAACTACTTCATATTAGAAGTAGCTAGTAATAAATAATTAGAAAATGCGAGGGAAATTAAACAGTAGTTTCCCTCTTTTATATTTTAATAAATAATACAATTTAAAATGAGAAGGAGAATGATTAGTATGAGAAAAATGGAACAATTAAAAGAAAGATTTGAAAATATAAAAAATATAAAATTGAAAGATCAAAAAGAACTAGATCAGAATAAAATTGATAATGTCGTTACAGATTTAGCTATAATTTTAGAAGATACAGACTTTTCAGTTTGGTCAATGCATTCAATTGATGAAATAAAAGAATATTTATATAATAAGTACTCTTTTATAGAAATAGTAGAGTTATTAAATAATAGAAAAGGTACTAGTCTTAAAGAATTGTTAATGGGTATGTACATTAATGAGTGCATGGATTATGATTTTGCTGTAAAGGAAATAACAAAAGCATTAGATATAATTGAAAAAGCAAAATATAATTATAATAATTCAATAAGTTTTGCTAACATACCATACTTAGAAACATGGTATAAAGATATTCAAGAAATGTTTGATAGATATGAAAAATTTCATCAATTGGAAGTATATTTTAGAAGTACAGAAACATATAAGAAATACTTCAAAAAGTTACTTCCAAATAATATCAATATTCCTGTGGAAGAATTAAGAGAACAATTGCGTAGTGAATTTAAAAAATATCAAAAGGGAAATAGTTATTACCCTATATTTAGAGATAATGAATCATATGATAAGGAATATTGGGCAATGTTAGATTGTCGTAGATTCAGAGATCCTAAATGGAATGCTAACTGGTTAAAAGTAATTTGTGATAGAATAGAATTAATTAAAGATGTTAATAACTTTGAATCATTAGACGCACATGATAATATGTGTGCTGAAATAAATAAACTAATTCAATGGGGATTAGTAGGATAATAAAATATAATAAAAGGAGAAGATGTAAAATGAGAAGAGTAGAAAAAATAATAGACAGATTTAATAAAATGATGGCTGATTTAGACGATCAAGTTAAAAATAAAACAGAATATAATAAAGAAATATTAATGAAGGAAATAGGAATTTCTTTAGAATGCAGTGATAATCCAGTTACTGCATCTAAAGCATTTTGGCATTCTGATAGCATATCTAATGAATTAGCTAAGATTGATGTTAAAGAGTTAGTTAGAAAATCACTAAGTCTATATGACATTCCATGGGAACCATGGATGGAATGGGACTATAAGCAACCATCTAGAGTGTTTGATAATTATAATCAATTCTGTGATGATTTAGAAGATTACATGAAAGAAATAAAAGATATATATGATGATTATCTTAATGATAAAAATTATCAGTATATAAAAAGGGCATACAGAATAGAAAAATGGGTTAACTACCTTATCAAAGGATATAAGGTTGATAAGGAACGTGGTATAAAATGGGAAAATAGATATGCTTAATTAGAAATTACGGGGGAAGATAAAATCTAATAAATATCTTCTCCTTTTTATTAAATAAGGAGGAAACATGATTAAAAATAATAAAATATCTATCATTGTTGCAGAAAAAGAAAATATAATAGCTAAAGCAATACCGAACGATTTTATGTATGGTAAAATATATGTAATATATAAAGGTAGAATCGAATTAATTGCCAAAGCATTATATGGTAATATAACATTCAAAATGGTTATAGAATCATATGATGAAGACTCTGATCTAGTGGAAATCAGAGATGGTGAATGGTGTTATCCTATACAAGTTTGGAATGAAATGTATGATAAATTTATTAAAAATAAAATAATTGCTACCAGAAGTGGTGATGATTTATTTCTTCATATAGAACCTCTTATAGGTATATTGAAGAATAATCTAGATAATAAAAATTATAAATACTTATGGTATGATAAAGATAATGAGATAGGAGATGATTAAAGATGACAGCAAGATAAGTATTAAATGAAATAGAATTTAAGAATTGGGATAAATTCAAAAATTACGTAATAGATAGATTAGAAAGTAAATATGGAAAAAGAACATGTATCCACGATGTTCTTAAACTTAGCAATATAGAAGATCAATTAAATCACTACGCAAAAGAGGAGTTACTATCGTATTTAATAGTATATAAAAGTAAGATCGTAACTTTAGTATCACTAAATAAATATGCAGTAACAGTTGCTAAAGTAAAATTAGAAGGAGATATAAGACAGATTAAAGAAATATTATCTTCTTCTAATATTTACGCAGGATTAGCTGGAACGTTTAATGTTTTAGAAGATGCATATAGAAGGTATGAACTTTTAGAATCATTATTAGAAACAGAGGAGGATAAAAATGAAAATAAAGAAATTAATAAAAAATAATACATTTGGAATATTTAACCATAAAGCAGTACGTCCAGCAGTGTACTGTGAAATATATGGTATTAATCAACTGTCAGCTTGTAATAGAGATGGCAGTTATGATTCATTTGACTTCGTTGGTAATATTAAAGAAGTCAATGAATATGAAAAACGTTGGTGCTCAAAAGGTACCAACGGATTTGCGCTATTAGGTTTAGAAATTAAAAGAGGATTTATAAACCAATCCTCTATAATCTGTAATTAGATTTGAGGTGATCTTTATGTTTATATCAGATCTAGCATATATGGTAATGAAACCTTTAGCTAAGGGAGTAACTACCATAGCAAAAAATACTTCAGAAGTTGTCTCTGATTCTGATGTAGGTAAATATTTATTAGGAGGTATAGTAGTAATTGGTGGTATTATCTATTTAACTCAAAAGGATGATACCACATCCATTTATAATAAGGATTAAAATTTTAAGGAGGTATTGTTATGAAAGTTAATTGGAAAATAGTAAAAGATATACTTAAACCTACATCTACTGCTAGCATTATAGGAGGTGTACTTATAGCGGCTGCTGGTAAGTATACTGATGATAAAAGTAGCCAAATAGCAGGAGCATTCCTAGTGGGTGCTGGACTGCTAATAAAAGGAGTTTATACTTATAAATTAAAGGAGGAAAATAAATGAGTATATTAAGAAGTGTATGCAAAGGTTCACTATTTATAGCCGGATCTGGATGTTTAATAACATCTGGTTACTGTATAACAATGGCAGCTGGATTTAAAAATAAAAAGTATCTAGTTGCCGGAATGGCAATTGGTGCATTAGGTAGTGTATGTTTAAATGCCGCTGCAACTATGGATAAGAATGATACTATTGATAAAACTATTGATCAAGTTAATGATCATCTATTGAAAAATGGTATTGGTTCTATCAATAAGGAGGATTTAATATGAAATATGAATATGTTTATGATTCAGCTGGTAACATCATAAAAGCAACTGCATCAGGAATAGGAATAATTGGTATAGCAGTAATATGCTATGCAGCTTATAAAATTACAGATCGAATTTGTAAATCTGTAAATAAAGATAAATAAAAACTTAACCCCAATATAGAATTATATCTATATTGGGGTATGTTTATTTTTTATTTTATTATAAAATAGGAACTATCTATTTTATATAAATTTATCACCTCAAGAAAGGAGGTGGTTTAATGAGCTTTAATTATTATGAATCTATTAAAGAGAAATTCATAAGATTCTTTGATAAATTTATTATTAATAGTTCTAGTAACTGTGATAATAAATTTAAATTAGAACAAGAATTTCTTGATAATATGATTAATGATATAGAGAAAGATTTAGAGAATGATAAAAATAATCCAGATGTTTTACGCGCATTGGATTATATCAATTCTCAAAAATCTACAAGTATATCTCTATATCAAATCTAATAATAAATATAGAGTAGATAGTTCCTACTCTATACTACATTTATAACTTGTTTAAAATTTCGACACCAGACTTTTGTTGTTCGGATGGTTTATATTTTTGTATATGTACTATCAACAGCTATATCTTCATATACTGCTAAATCTGGAACTGAAACTGTAATTTTCTTATCCATAATTCTTTTTATTACTTCTTCAAATAAACCTTGTTGAACTTGATCTGTTTTTACATTTTTAGTAATATAAGGTTTAAGTTTAACATTAAAGAATATTCTAGTAAGTTCTGGAGCTTCATCTTTACTAGTTCTAATAGGATTAGCAAATTCAAACTTAATAAAATCACTCATATTATTTAAAAATGGTCCATAAAATAATTGATTTTTATAAGTATGATCTATAAAACATAATCTTCTATATAAATTAGTTAATGCTGTTCTAAACCAATTAAAATATTCTTCTTCCTCCGGATTATTAAAGAATCCTGGATTTATACCAAAACCTCTAATTAATTTACCATTATAAAATGTAGTTTCTTTATATGTTATAGGTTTATACTCATTAAATAGTTTCTTTATATAAGAATATTTTTCTGGAATAAATGAAGCATTTTCTAATAATTTGATATCATATAATTCTGTAAATATTCCATCGCAATCTCTTGGCGTAATTCCATTTTTAATTCCAGCTTCTAATGTAATAATAACTCTATTACCAGGATTAGGAACATTTCCATATTCTACAACTTTATCAAATTCATCAACTTGTTCATATATATTTTCTGCTAAATTGTAATCACTTTTATCAGTGAATTTAAAGTAAGAGAAACCTACATTTTCACCATGTAATCCAAATACTTCGTTATCATGACCAGTTAAGTTGAATTTATGATATATTACATCATCTTTTGTATTTAAAACATCAAATCTTAAAATTTCTATACTATCATCATAACATTTTAGGTATCCCTTAATAAACTGTTTCGTTTTTTGTATATCACGTTCTCTAGATAGTTTATCTTTACTATAAATAAATACTCCTATTTCAGTATATTCTTCTTTCATTATTTGAGATTTAATAAATCCATAATCCACTTTATTAAAGATGTTAAGAACTTTATCAAGATAACTTTCATCAGTCATTTTAATAACTACACTAAATCCACACCTAGATGTATTATAAACTGCATTTTCTCTAATTGGTTCATTATAAAGTCTAAGAAGTCTACCAATAGAAACATCTTTAACGGATCTACTAGAAATATCATCAATAGTATTTTCATATACTTTTCTAACTAGTTTCTTTCTATAAATATCTTCATTATCTTCCATCATTACTTGTGCTTCATAATATGGAATATCTGATTCTATTGTAAACGTTTCTGTTTTAAACTTAGATTCATATTTATTTGGAGTATAAATATAATATTTAGCTATATAATCATTTATAGTTCCAATATTAAATGCAGTTCTATTATGTCCTTTATTTTCATAATCTTCAACTTTTATTGATTTAATAATAAAATATCTAAAGTTTATATTAAATTGATTATTATTAGCAAAGTTCGGATCATTTGGTCTCATATTTGGATCTGGAAATATTATCACATTAGTAGGTTCAAAAAAGTCTAGATTATTTTTAAAATTATAATTATAAAATGAAACTATTCCGTATTCTACTTCAAATTTAAATATAGTTTTAGTCAATCCTTTCATATTGAACCTTCTTTCTATCAAGATTTACACATCCTTCAAATACAACATTTTCGCATAGATTTTTTAATTTATTAATAATTTCATCAAAATATTCAGGTTTCGGAACTTCTTGTGTTTTAATTGTTACAGTATACATTACATGACTACGGATATCACCAAAGTAAACAGTAGCGCCAGTTCCATCACTTCTTAATCCATTTAATATATAATATCTAAAGTCTCTATCTAAATTTACATTAAGTAGTGGAGCTAATCCAACATATCTTAATGCTTTTCTAATTATAGAAATTAAGTTTGTAGGTGCTTCTATTAATGATTCATCTCCTACTATAACTGTTTCTCTAGTTTCAGAATCAAGACCAAATACAGTCTTATATGCTCTCATGTAATCTAAGACAGCGTCTATATCTTTATTACCAGTCTTTTCAGTAATGTTAGTTACAGTAGTAACAAGTTCACCATCTTCAACTTTTTCTTGATACTCAAATACTAAATTTAAATCAATATGTTCAGTAGTTCCAAATCTTTTAGCATCTCTTCTTTCATTAATATATTTTAATGCTTCTTCCATAAAGTTTTGCTCCTTTTTAAATAACTCGTCAATATTATAATTTACACAATTTTTATCAAATTGATAATTATCTATACCAGTAATATTATAGTCCATTTTAATTGGTTCGTGTGTTAATCTATAGTCTATATCTATAATATAATCATCATCATTAAACGGAATCTTTCTACTAGCTTCTTTAAGATAAGATTTTTCTAAATCCTCAATAGTTTTAGCACTTTTAATTATATTACTCCACCAAGGGAATGGTCTTATATTAATAACTTCTATTACAGCTTTATTTCCTTTATTTTCAATTTTATTTATAAATGTTTGCTCATCAGATGCAGTATCTCTTAAAATATCAGCAGCAACATCAAAATGCTTTTTATATCCTTTTATTCTAAATCTAGTTACAATATTAGGAGAGTCATTATTATAAATAACATTTGAATCTATATGACTAAGATTACTTAAAGTAATTATACGAGCTAGAGAAGTCATTGGATGTAAATCGTCAACTTTAAGATATTCATTTAATTCTCCATATTTAGAATTTCCATTAAGTTCTCTATAAATATATCTAAGCATAAGTTTATCTATAATTTTTGGAAGTTCTCTATCGTCTTTACTACTATCATTCCAGATATATTCATCTTTACCAAGTATATCTATAATTTCACTAATAGTTCTATCAAAGTAGAATCCTCTAGTAAATACTATAAAATCATCAGCAGTTTGCTCTTCTACTATAAGATTTCTATAAATATGATCTTTTAACCAATTTAAGGTAATACGAGCTTTATCTACTGGATATAATCCAAGTTCATTATTAATTCCATCATTTTTACAATATATATGAGGTTCTCTATATACAAATTTACATACTACAGTATCTCCTTCTATTCTAGATGGGAATAATGTAAAAAATTCATTAAAATAATTATATTCAACTAGATTTTTCCATACTTGTTGTACATCATCTGTTTTAATTCTTAATAAACCAAATCCCATATTATAAATAAGTGATGATTTTACATATTTATGATCATGTGGTAAAATATTTACATTAGTATATTTAGTTAATTCTTGTTCTAATTTATTCTTCATCTTTAACATCTACTCCTTTTTCTATTATATCTAGAAACTCTAAAAATCTAGGTGTAGTTTTTTCATAATTAATAAAGTTCATCAATTCACCATTAGCATCTTTCATAAAATCAGCATAATGTGTAATCATAAATCCACTTAATGATTTAAAATTATAATCATCAACTAATTCATAAGTTGCAACTTTACCCCATTCTTTAGTTTCTTTGTTATATGCTTCTATTAAACCTTTACTCATTCTAAAAGTAAAATGTTCTGTATAAAAGAAAATATAATGCTTCATATTCTCCTCCTGTTCGAATAATTTATAAAATTCTTTAAATCTTTCTTTATTCTTTTGTAGATAGAATAACCAATAACTTTGTACTGTTATTTGGTTCCAATTTTTAGAATGTTCCAACATTTCGTCTAGAGTAAAAGGGTCACCGTTTTTATGGTGACCTGGTAATTCTTTATATAATTTATTATATTTACCTATTAAATAAATCATTCTATAAGTCATTCTATCTGGTTCAAATCTAAATATGAACTTATCATAAAATACATAAGCATATTTCATAATAACCTCCTAAATCATACATAATGTTAGATATATTCCATCAGCTTTAGTAGTACCGAATAACACTGCAAGTGATATTTTTTCAAATAAATCATTTTCTACTACATCTGATTCTTTACCTTTCCATATAAGTCTTGCTATTATTCTAATACTTTGCTTAAATCTAGTTATTATAGCACGTTTTTGCATTAATGTATTTTGATTTGCTTGTATCATATTTTGTAATGTTTGTAATGTAGTCCATTCATCAATAAATGTTAACATTTCTTTTAACATATTTAATTCATGTCCTTCAATCTTCTTCTTTTCATATCTTCCTTCAACTATTTCTTTTATATAGTTTTTAGCTTGATTTATTGTATATTGTTCTGCTTTATCCCATTCATCTTTTCTATCAACTGGAACTTCAGATTTCTTATTAAATTCTTTCATAATAGGTGGAAGACTAAGTTCAATTCCAAACATTTCTATAAGAATATTAAGAACATTTTTACACATAATATAGTAGTTATTAGCTTGTATATTATAAGTTTCTAAACTAGTTTCTGCGATTTCTTCTAATAATTTATTAAATTCATTATCACTTAAACTTCTAACTTCTGCTATTATTTTATTTAATAAACTATACATCTTCTCATTTATTCCATTATCTGAACTAAATATTTTTTGCTCTTGTACTTGTTCAAGTGTAAGGTTTTCTTTCATTATTTTCTTTATACTATATAATATAGAAAGAACTATTTTAGTATGTTGAATATGTTGCATTTCTTTAGAGTTACCACTAAATACTCTAGTTTTTATATCCGATAATATTTGATATTCTTTTTGGCTAGCTTTAAATCTAGCTTCTGCATTATCGTATCTCTTTAATGGAATATCTAAAGAATTATCTGCTTCTACAACTGCTCTACCAGATCTTTCTGCTTTTCTTACTTCATTTTCAGCTTTTCTAAGATCAGATTTTGCTAAATCTAATTCTTTTCTAAGAGAATTCATAGCTTCTTTCTTTTTAGCAACTACAGTTTGCATTTTATGATATATTTCATCTTGTACCTTCTTAGGAATTCCATCTTTATAAATATCCGTAACGAATATATTATGGATTATTCCAAATATCTTTACAATATTCTTCTTAAGTTCTGGAATTTCTAGGTCTGGATCGTCTACGCTAAAGCTTCCTCTATCTGATATTTTAGCAAATACATCATCCATTTGTACTGTAGTTAATGTTTGGTCATTTTTAAATGCTTCTTTATTAGCTTCTGCTATTTCTTTTACTTTATCATATAGGGGACCAAGTTCTAAAACTTGGTCTTCCATTTCTATATTTTTAATATCTTCCATTATTATTCACCTCTATTCATAGGATCTTCGCTTACATTAGCAATTTCTTCTGGTACTTCTGGTGTTGGATCTGCTTCTATTTTACCAGCTGCTATATATTCATCATGTATAAGTTCTCTTATAGTATATACTGCAGTTGATATATTTTGATCTTTTACTCTAAGTATAGGATTTATAAAGCTAATAGTTTGTATATTAGCAGCTATACAAGAAATGTATCTACAAACTGTTTCATCTGTAATTCTATTTCCTAAAAGTTCAGATAATACTTCATTATATAAGTTATACACTAACATAAATGAATTATCTTCTCTAAGTTTTTCCATTGTATTAGCTTCATCATGCAATTTACTTGACTGAGTTACTAATGCACATAGAATACTTTCTGGTAAGTTTACTGTACTAGGTATTAATTGTGTAGTATTGATAGTTTTAGATGGATCTCTAGGATCTTGCATAGGAACTTCTATTTCTCCTACGTGGTTCTTTCTCATAAATTTATCAATAGCAAGTTTAATATTATTAATTAATATTTTAACATCATTACTTAATAAGTTTAAATTTATTCCTTCAAGATTATCTCTACCGATTATAGCTTTAAGAATAGTGTCTAAGAATTCTGTATTATTAAAGTCTTCTGCAGCCATATTTTCTATAGCATCGTGTACTTTAGATGGAGTATTCTTTCTAAATTCTTCTTTAAGCTCTTCAAGACCTTCTAGAACTACAAGAACTCCATCTTCTGGTCTAGAAATCATTTTAATAGCTATAGTATCCACTTCTTTTTGGAACCATTCTTGGAATTCTGTTAAGAATATAGTTTGATTATCTTCTGTAGGTTCTATTTTCTTTACATGATTTGCCCAGAAGTCAAATGATAATCTACTATTGCCAAGTTGAATAACAGCATCACTAATAAGATCTATAGTACCGTCATCGTCAGTTTTCATATCAATAATATCTAACATATTTTGAATGAATCTTTGCATTACTATTCTATTAGCATCTGTAAGATCATATGCAATTAGGTTTACATCTCCAAATGTAACCCCTTCTACATTAAGACCTAAATCATTAAATGCTTCTACGTTATTTATATTATTTCTTAAATAGTCTAAAGTTTCTCCTATTTGTAATCCATTAGTTCTTACTACTTCTAATAATACTTTAATATTAAGTAAATCTGCTAAATATATAGCATTTGTAGATTCGTCTTTATTAAGAGATTCTATAACTTGGTCTACTTTTTCATTTATTTGATCTTTAATATTTTCATATTGACTTCTAATTCCAACCGCTGGTGATAAAAGTCCGATTCCTTTAAGTAAAATATTTTGTCTTTTTTGTATATGTAACATGTATTCCTCCTATAATAATTCATCTTTAATTTTATTTTCTAGTACTTCAGCTTTAACTTCTTCATTTGTTTCATATTTTTCTGGGGTTAAACCTTCATATATATAAGTGTCTTTATAAGCTCCATCTTTATTAATATATTCTTCATTAACTGCATAATAAGGCATAGATTTATTCAAGCTTATGATTTCTTCAAACTCACTTATAGTATTAACTCTAATACGTTTTAATCTCATCATATCAAATGCAATTGTAAGAGCACCAAAGAATACGTCTCTAGTAGTTCTAGCAGCTTCAAGTATATTTTTTCTCCATTCACCATCATTTACGTTAAATACGTCAAGAAGATCTCTTCTAGAAGTCATATATTCATAAATATTATCTCTCCAATCGTATCTATCTATATATGTATATACTTCTTCATATGCAGTTATAATACTTCTAGCCATTTCTCTAGTAATTTCGTCATATCTTTTCTTATATTCTGGACTACAGTCTTTAAATTGAGCTTCTAATACTTTATCTAGGAATGACATAAATTCTTCTCTTTTCTTTAAGAAGAATGTATTAGCTCCTGGCATTACTCCGTAGTTATGACCAGATTGGAATACTCCAAGAACGTCTTCAAATAAACTCATAAGAAGTTCATATTCATCATCACTTCTAGAAATTATCTTAGTATTTAAGAAAAGTCCACAGAATCTATTAAGTCTTTCAACTATACTATCATCTATTATAGCATTGCTACTATAAGCTTTTTTCATACCTTCAAGTTTTTCTTTATATTCATTTATTCTATCCATTTGATCTTTATTAGTAGGAGCAAGTAAGATATAGCTTCCATCATATGATGTTCTTATAAGTATTTCTTTACCATCTACTATATGAGAAGATGGTTCTAACTCTAATTCTTTATCATCTTTATATCTAACACTTGCAGATACAGATAAATCCACTGCATTACTAAATTCTGGCTTTATATAATGAAATTCCCAATCAGATTTCTCTTTATTATATACAACCTTAGGGAAAAATTGTAATATTTCAGGATTTTCATTCTTATCTCTAGGAAGAGTACTTCCATCAGCTGTTTTTCTAAGTTCAGAACCATGTATTCCTATATATCTATCGATATCTGTTATATTTATTCTAGTTTTACCAAATACTTCCATAATATCATTATAGAATATAGTATTATTTTCTGTATTATAAGCAAGCATAATCTTTGGTTTGATATTAAGTTTCAATACTTGCCCATTTACAGTATTCATAACATCAATACCTTCTATATGTATTTTCTTATAGAAATGTTCCATATATTGAGGAGTTCTAGTTACAAAAATAACTGGAGCATCTAAATTATATTTACCATCAAATAAGAAAGTACCATTAGGCATTGTAGTTCCACATAGTAAATTCAACCATTTTTCAAACTTACTCATAAATACTTCTGCATTTTCTGGTCTTACGAATCCATCCATAGTAAACACATATGATTTATGATCTTCGAATCCACCTGAAATATTTTGTGATAAATGTCCACCTTTTAATTGAATACCTGTATCAACTTTAAGTTCAATTGCAGGATCTCCAACTGCTGCTTCTGGAGCACTTAAGAACATATTATTAATATCATATCCATTTTCTTCACATTCTTCGATAATTCTAGCGAATTCTGCTACACATGGATGATTTTCTGTTGTAGTTTTAAGAGCATCTATTAAGAACTCTTTACCACTTTTATCTCCTATCATAAGATATTTAGCATCTTCATATATAGGAGTTCTATAATCATCTATAAGTTTTGTACCTACGAATTTAAGTACTTCTTCCATTTCTTTCATTATAGTAGATGGTATTTTCTTATAATCATATACATCATTACCGTTTATTAGCATATTCTTAGTCATAATACTAGCAAGCATTGCTAACGATGTAGTACCGTCTCTAGATGTTTTATCTTCATAACCACTAATAAATTTAGTGATTTGTTGTATTGCTTTCATTATAGTTACTGCATAATGTGAACGGAATGCAATTTGTTGGAAGAAACCATGTCCATCCTTAGATTTTATATATGTAGCATCTTCTGGACTTGGTTGTTTACCTGGAACTGGTAAATATTTAAGTGTTCCATAAATACCACCATATGGTCCAAACACATCCTTTGCCATATCTGCAATAGTATCCATTACATATATTTTTACTGCATCATTTAAATTTGCAAAATTACTATTCATAACACTTGGTTTACGAACATTTTCATCTAGAGAACTATTTTCTTTTATCATGTTAGATAATACTTCCCTATTATGTTCAAATCTAAACTTTAAGCATTGAATATTTTCTTTATTGCTCATTTAATACCTCCTTTATATTATCTGTTTATTATACAAATTTTACAGCGAATTGTCCAAAATTCGTCAAAAAACAATCCATCTGTTTAAAATATTACTTATATTATAAGGTAAATAAGCTATTTTTAACTATATTTTTAATTTGCGGGAAAATATTTTTAAGAATCTAGTTTAGTTATCAATTAATATGAATAATATAATAATTTAATTAAATTATTAATGGTTTGAAGGAAAAGAATCTATCTAAAACTAGTAAAAGATTGATTCTAAAAATGATTAACCTGAAAAGGAGGAAATATGTCAGAAGTGAATTTAAGCGTAAGAAGTAAAACTATTCCTACGAGCTTTATAGCTGGTAGTATGAACGCTTTACCATTCTCATCTACAGTTGTAACTATTCTAGATAAGACTGAAAGACCTCTTCCTAGAGTAAACACAGCACAATACTCAGTATTCCAACCTATTTTCTCACCTAAAGGTGTTACAAACGAAGTAGTTTATATTACAGGACAAGACGTATTAAATAAATACAATGACTTATTTGGTAAACCAAATACAGTTTTATATGGTCCTGGAGCTACTTACATATGGCAAGCTGTTCGTGGTGGATTTAATGCTGGTGTTGTAAATGTAAGACCAGCTGATGCTACATACGCAAACTTTTTTGTTAACTTTATGATTCAAAAATCTGATAAGAAACAAAAACTTTTCGTAAGAAAATACGCTAAATGGGCACCTGTTGGTGGAATAACACCTGGAGCATATGAAAATAGAGATAATTCTGTTAAATATGGATATCATTTTGCTTTAGTACCTGCAGGAGCAGATGCTGAAACTATAAAAAAAGCTAAAGCTAGCATAGGAACACTTGCATCTGGTAACCCAGAAGATGACCCTGATATTAAAGAAATAACTTTAGATACTTTTGATTTTGGATTTAAATATTTCAATATTACAGGTCTTACTCAAGGTAAATCTGTTCAAGTAGATGGACTTACTGGAATTACTATAGATACAAACTTCGGTGCAATATTAAGTACAAATGCTACTTATCCAAAGAAAAATACTGCTGGTAAATATGAGGATGAAAAAGGTCAAACTCAAATAAATGATGGCGGAAATATGAGAGATCTTAAAATAGGTGAAGCAGCTGAAGTTACTGAAAGTACTGACAGAACTGAAGTGCACCCTAACACTAAAGGTCTTAAAGTTCCATTTAATATGGATGCTAAAATGGTATTAAGTTTACCTGTATTTGGTCTTGTTTATAGAGGAGCAGGAGAATATGGAAACGTATTCTATGCAGACTTTAGTACAAAATCAAGTCCTCTTCCAATAGATAGAAACTACCCATATTTTAAATGTGAAGTTAGAGAAAATAATATAAAATCAGAACATATGTTCGACTTTACATTATTCGCTATTGGAGATCAAAATGGTGGAAGTTTAAACTATAACTTCGCTGATAGAGCTACTAGAGCTTGTAGAAAGACTTGGACAGAAACTAATAATACTAAAACATTTACTCCATATTTAGTAAATAGAACTAATGCATTAAGTATAGAAACTGGACTTAAAACATTCTTTACTAAACTTAGAGAAACTTTCTTAGCTAAAATTAAAGCCGAATTTACAAGTGATAGTGAACTTGATACTTTATTAGGAGATGCTCCTACTACAGATATCGATACTATTAAAAACTTTAATACAGTTTTAGCTGAAATAAATGCTTTAGAAGAAGATTTCAAGAGAAATAAAGACGTTATTAAGAAAAAGACTATCGAAACTCCATTTAGTAGAATTGCTCCATGGGAACTAAATCCAATTGATGATATAAGACACACTTATAGAAGAAAGACTGTTCCTGGAATAAACTTACTAAATCTTCCTAAGAGATTATACTTTGCTGGAGGAACTTATGGAAGCTTAGCTCCAATAGTTGGAGAAGAAGAATTCGATTTCTATACTACTGTTTATAATCCATATGCAGTAACTGTAGAGGAAAAGAAAGCAGAAGAAGATGCAATAAAACACGGCCAACGTGGAACATATAGAATCTGGTTAGAACTTTATAAAGATGTATTCTTAGGAAACATCGACGATGCTATATTTGACCCTACAATAGTAAAAGATTGTATAGTATTCGGTGAAGGGTATCCAGAAGAACTTCAAAGGGTTGTATCTAGACTTGTTCAATATAAGGAAGACTTTGTTCATAAAGAAAAAGTTAGACCTGACTGGACATATATTAGAACACCTGATGAAACAGTTGTAAGAAACATGAATGATGCTATTGCATGGGCTCATGATATTCTTGGAGATTTTAAAGAAAAGAATATAGGAATGCACCCTGTAATTGGTAGCTGGATGTTTACAGATCCTACAACTGGTGGAAGCTATAGATATAGTGGATTCTTTGAATATCTTGGAGAATCATCTAGTCTTGCTTCATACTTATTAAGTGGAACTAGTAATTCATTTGCGTCTGGAGATTATTCTAAGATATTCGGCGGTGCTGATGACTCTCAAGAATTAATTCCTAGAACAAGTGATCAAAAGACAGACTTAGTAAAAGCAGACGTTATGTATTATAGAAGAAGATCGGATGGAAGATATGCTCTTGGAGAAGATCTTGGATATAATCCTGGTATGATGTCTAGCTTGAAAAATATAGGTTCTTGTATACATTTCAACAGAATCTTAAATGAAGCTCAATGTTTCATGATAGATAATGTTATATCTAATACAGATAGAGATTCTTTAGACTTACTTCAAAAAGGTATAGAAAAGAGAATAGCTCCTTATACTAAACACTTTAATAATAGAGTAGTAGTAGAAGTAAAAGTATCAGAAGAAGAAAATGAACAAGAAAACTCAGTAATTTTAGTAGAAATTAGTGTAACTGGACATGAATATAGTAGAAATAACAGACTTGCTATGATTATGACTAGTGATAAGACTAATGCGGCTTAGGAGGAGATGACAAATGGCTACAAATAATTCAATGTATTTAGCTGGGCACCTAAGTCAAGAAAGTATTACTAATGGTAGCTGGTTCGTAAATAATTACTGGACTAAAGGTAAAACTGGAAGAAAATCATTAGTATCATGCGAATATCTTGACCCTAGCAAGGATAGTTTAATAGGACTTACATTGGTAGATAAGAGCTTATTTATCTTGATTCCTACATATTATCCTGAAATATATACAGATGTTCCATCTGGAGATATTTTAAAGAAAAGCTTTAAAGCTTATTGGAACTATATTTGTCAAACTTGTAGAGCAGTTGATGGAATTCCTGACTTAGCATTGGATATTCAAAGACCAGTGTTTAAATCTGCATTCTTTAGTCTTCCATTATGTACTACTTTACAAAACCCTGTGGAAGAAATTACTTTAACAATTCCTGCCGAATTAAGTAACTACTTTATTATAAAACAAACTAGACACTGGATGAACGCAATCAGTGACGAGTACAGTAAAGCTGCTACTTATAATGGACTTGAAACAGAGTTTAACAACTTCTCACATAGTGCTGGAATGGCTTATATAAAACCTAATAAGACATTTGATAGAGTTGAATATGGTGCATTATTCTTCTTAATGATACCAAAACAAGCTCCTACAAGTAACTTTAACGCGGATGCTACAGCTGCCGGTGTTATTGAAATGAGTATTCCTTTCAACGTTGCAATGGTAGACGATAGAAATATCAGAGTAAGAGAATTGCTTCAAAGCTTATTAATTAGTTATAGAACATATGTAGTACTTGATAGTACATTATATGGATTAACTAAAAATACAGCATTGGATACTGTTGACGAATTGATTAAGAGAGAAATCTTCAATAATATGATGCCAACTGCATAAATATTTAAAGGTATAAAATAAATTTACCCCAAATATAGAGTTTTATTTCTATATTTGGGGTATTATTTTTATTTACCATTTTTAAGAATATAGGAAGGAAAGTGTAAATAGCTTTTTAATAATTACATATACTATATTAGTAATACAAATGAATAAATGTGTGCTCCCGAGCATTTACTTATTATATTATGTACTACTAAGTGAGGTGATATGTAATGTTAAGATCACTTGATACTTATGATTATGAGTATAGAAATTTTATAGATTACGATGTCCATAATTGTAATTTTGACTTTTATAAACATAATCTAAATAAGGTTGCTTATATTAGAAATAAATTATCTGATATTAGTAAAGAATATCAATTAAGTTTTGACTCAGAATATTTCGATATAAAAAAGTATTTTGAATCTAAACTTTTTGAAGCTATTTATGAATTAGATGACTATAATTCTAATGTTAAAGTAGCGTAATAATAAAAGAATAATCTTTTAATGAGTGTCTTCTCCCACTCATTTTTCTTTCCTTCGTATACGTTTTTCTTGTTAATAATTATATAGCATTCTTATTTTACTGACAATTACATATAATAAAGTGAATATACAAATGTATATTTAATATAATATAAGGAGGTTACATACATGAATGTAGCATTAGAAAATGAAATTATGGGACTTGTACAAGGATATTTTGCACCATTGGTAGGAAGAGGAACTTCTAAAGGTATGCTTGGAAAGATTTATTCTGCGAATGTTTTAAATAATGTATCAATATTAAATGGTATTCAAATTGATGTATTTAAACAACTCGCAGAAAGAACTAGAGGTAGAATTATTATCACTGGTTGCTATTTTGAAGCTGGTTTTAATGAACCTAGTAAGACTCCATCTAATTTGGATAATGTAGATTATAGAATATCTATTAATTTTAGCTTTGTTATAATATATAACGAACTAATACCTGGTGGAGGAGCTAGTAAAAATAGTATCAAAAAGGTAATTCCATTTAGTATACCATTTGATATATTAGAAGGAGATCCAACTCCATTGGAAGATGTTGTTTTATATCATGTAAGTCAATAATTCATTAATTACATATGATACACCATCAGTTTTCTAACAAAATCCAATGTAAATTAAACAACAACGGAGGATTTTTCACTATGATTAAAGCAATTAAAGATGATTTTAGGATACTAATAAATGGTAACACACTTCCAGTGTTAGTTGATAATAATATTAGTATTGAATATATTATAGCAGAATTGATTGGAAATATTTTTAAGGTTGAGCTTACTAATGCTGAATATATGAAAGATATTCTTGAATCTATGAATAAAATGATTATTTTTTGGGATAAGGATACTAAAGTATTGGATACATTAACTATAAATCATTTTGAGTTTGCAGAGGATTTTGACTTAATGTTTAAGTTTAAAAAGTCTAATAGCGATCCATTACCTAGTATAAAATTATGGAGCGCGTATGATTTTCAAGGTATGCAATCTAGAGATATAGAAACATATAATGAAATGATGTCTCATCCATATGTAGTAATAGGACCTCTTAATAAGATAAATCCTACTACGTTTAATGCTATCATGAATGCGTTTCCTATAAATCTTAGAATATTATATGGAGATGATAAACTTGATAGTCCAGAAAATAATAATTACCACAATATGTATTTATCTAATAGTAATGCAGTAATGACTATACCATACTATAGTGGACGTGATATTAAAGAAAAAAAAGTTAATAGTGTTATAGATAAACTAAGAAAACCTAGTTGTAAACTTGCAGATCTTAGTAATGCTGTTATAAAATTTATAGAAACTGAAGCTATAGACACAAGTATAATTATAGACTCTTTAGAAGATGAAGAAACTTTAGTAGTGGTACCACATAGACTTAAAGATGATGTTAATAGTAGACTTATAGAAATAGTAAATGGAAATGATGATCTTAACCTTAAAGTAGGTCAATATGTATATAATACTTATGCATTTAAAGTAGATAAAAATAGTAATCTTGATGGTGTAGAATTTGTAATTGAACCACTTACGAAGATATGGATAGCTAGAATAGTAAGAAAATATGTAAATAGAGGTAATTACTTTGTGGAATGTGATATCCAAGTAAAACATAATGATAAATTAATAGTAGTGCATGGAGTTCAGTTTGATTGGTGTTATTATCTAATGCAATTTAATAAGAGTTATCATTTAGAAAACCAAGCAGATTATAATACTATAGATTATAAGTATTTAAATAGTAATAATAATATATGGAAACCAGATGTCCTTAAATGTATTCCATTTAGAGTTACTACTGTAAATTATGCAAAATATAGATATTTTAATAGAGTTATAGCATTTATGGAAACTATCGATAGCTGGATGTTAGAAAGACATCCTACTGATTTATATGGTTATGTAGCAAGCTGTATATCAGAAACTATCGTATATAAAGCATATGTATTTGATGATGTAATATAATATAAAGGAGATAGAATAATGGAAAATAAAATTAAATTAATAGAAATAATAGATAGACCTTTAGAATTAGTAGAAAATATAGTAAAAGATATTAGATCTACTAATGGAGAAAAATATAAACATTTATTTAACTCAATGTTAAATGTAGCTATAAATGAATTACACCCAAATCTAGATGAAGAAACTAGATTTTGTGTAGAAAATTATACTGGGTTAAGACCAGAGATTCAAATATTTAGTAAGAAAATACTTGAATTATCTAATATAAAACTGCTTAAATATTTATCATTATCAGGAGATGGCGGGTTAGAGTTTGCAGATGAAGTTAATTTTGAAGTTGAAATTGAAGAAAAATATAAGTTTACAATTAACGAGGTATTTGATATATCTAATGATATTATGAGTACTATAAAAGATTCAGAAAAAAGACATCTTAAGTTCATATATATGGTTATAATGATATTTATTCGATCAGAATATGTTAAGAAAACTAGAGGTTTAGGATCTTCTGCTATGACCACAATAGAAATACCAGAAGAAAAAATAGCTAAATATGATAAACCGTATGCTGCTATAGCTGCAGTATGGATATATAAAATGGGTATGATTAAGGGTAGAACTTATGATTTTGATATTATTAGAAAGTTTCCTAGTATTATATGGGAAGCTAAAATAAAGAATCAAGTATTAGAAGTTGTTAATAATATAGATAATCACAAAATAATTATAGGAATGAGTGATGATTTTAATAGTGATAAGTGTCTATGTTTATCTTTAAATCCAATTAATTCAATAAATGGTGCTTCTGCACTTAATTCATTTAAAGATCCAATTTATATAGATATGCAATATATAGCAGAAGAATTAGAAAAAGCATTTAATGAACAGCTAATAAAATATAAAAGAATAGATAAAAGTGTTGTAGATAAACCTGTTTCTTATAATAGATTAAAAGAAACATTAGAAAATGCTATTAAACTTGATAAATTTTCTAAAATGGAAATAGATTTCATTTGGCCATTACTTTCATTTGCACTAAGAGACTTATATAAACCAGTAAAATGGGTAAATCTTTTAGATACTTATGGATCAGAATTTATATATTATCATAAATATAAATGTAGAATGTATGTCAAAAATCTTCATAAAGCTCTTCATAATGAAAGTATAGACCATGCATATGATATAATAGAAAAGATGAATCATAGTATAATTACAAATGGATCTGACTACTATTATAAAAATATAAATAAATTCTTAGTAGATGTTGCACTAGTTACATTAGAAATAGATTTAGATGTTAATAATATTCCAAGACAACCATCTAAAGATAATTATAAAACATTAGAATTTATTAAAGAAACTTATGGACATCTTATAGATCAAAAAATTAAAGATATTGTATTAATAAATCACGATTTGACAAATCTATATGTATTTAATATATTAAAACATGATGGTAAATGGAATCTTAATATAAAAGGAAATACAGCAGAAGAAATTAATAAAGAACTTAATAATAGTTCAATTAATCTAGTTCAAGCTTTAATCTGTAACATTACACTTGCTATTACTAATCTATTAGAATTCCAAAGTAGAAAGACATTATTTAAAGTATTAGTACATGCTGTTAGATATATAAATAAGTATACAAATTTATATCATTTATATGAACCAATTGAAAGTGATTTTGCAAAAGTTATATATGTTGTTAATAAGATTGAACTTAAAAATAATTCTTTACTACAATTTACTACTAAGAAAGGAATACCAAATGATTCATTTAATAAGGTAAATTCTATAATTAATAGTTATAAATTTAATATAGATGATAGTACATTAAAATCATATGAAGCATTGAGAGCATTTAAAGGTAGATATGCAGATATGGGTGAATTATATCAAGTTATTAAGGATATACTATTCATTTATATATGTTTAGTATTCTCAGATTATAGTAATTATGATAAAAATAAACTATTAGGAGGACTTATCATTAACGGTTGCAGTACTAAATGGAAAAATAATGATAGTTTAACAGTTCCAGTTATTGATAAAATATGTAATGATGAATCGTCTAATGATATTGCAATGAGATTTACTCCAATGAGTGAAGGAGGAGCACAAGTTAGAGATGCTGAACTTAGAAAACTTGGACATAATCCAGATACTATCCCATTTATAGTTAGATATAAAGAAGATTTAACTAGTGATATGCTTACATATAATAATATACATAACTATATGAATGAAATCAGAGGTAATAAACATATTAATAATACAGATAATATAGAAAAGCATGAAATTACACATGGTGAAGAATATACTGTATTAAGTAAGGTTTCTGATGCTAATAGTACATTAGATAAAATCAGAGATTTATTAGGACATAGTAGTATGGATAAACTTGAAGATATGTGGGTTAAGCAAATATGTTTTGATGATATGACATTTAATAGAAATAATACAGATAGGAAATCTACTAGAAGAGATAGATATCTTGCACTTATGGTAGAACTTGGTGAAATTCTTAAAGAAGATGAATGTTATAAATACTGGAAAAATACAAAACATACATTAGATAATGCTGAATATAAAGAAAGAGCTAAGGAAGAATTTGCTGATTTATTACACTTTGTTATGAGTATTGGTATAGATATTTACGATAAAGGTGTAGATGAAATGTATGAATATTATGTAAGAAAACATAAAATTAATATAGAAAGACAAACTAAGAACTATTAATGTCTTTATAAGGAGGAGATGGTATGGATGATTATACTACATTAATTCGTGCAAATAGAACGAATGAAGAATGGGTTGGATTTTTAATATTGAATAAACTTGATGGAGAGAAGTTAAATAATCAAGAAAGAGAATACATTATCAACTATTTATTAAGTACATCAGATCATACTACAGTAAGAGTATTAGAATTACTTGGTCTTGTAGAAGTAGAAGGAACTTTAAATGTTACTATTGAACAACTTAAAGCATTTAGAGTAAATATGATTCATACAATGGAACGTTTCTATGATGATATGATACTTGATGATAATATTCTTAAGAATGGTATTAAACCTCTTAATAAAGAAATAAGAAAATATTTAAAATTCTGGGACCCTCATGAATTAGAAAATGAGATTTTGATTACGGAATCATTCGAACAAACTATGACAAAACTAGCTAATAATTTATCTGGAAATATTAATATACCTGATATTTTACCAAATAAATTAATGGATTGTCAAGGTGAACGTATTTGTAAGAAAACTGTAGTTGATTTCAGAATAAAAGAATAATATATAACCCGACTATATGACTATTAATGTTGTATGGTCGGGTATTTATTTTTTTTTGCGTTAAAATATATATTGTTTAGTGTAAAAGTCCGTTTTTAACAATGCATTGTATAAAAAGTAAAGGAGGGAATTAAATGTCTGGTAATATAAATTTACGTACAACATTTGGATCTACTGGTGTAATCGAGATATGTTATCTAGTAGAACAGTCAGCTAATGTTTGTAATCCGACATTTGTTGTCTATATTCCGTCTATTATGGGTGGTATTGAAGCTTCTGAGGAAGGGAAGGAAGAAAGTACGGACTTAGGTAAACGTAGTCTTAATAAGAATGGTCTACCTGGTAAGATAAGTTTAGATAGTTGTATAGTTGCCAAAAACTGGACTACATATGGTCATAGATTAGATGGATGGATACCGCATTTTAAAGCCGCTAGAGCCCATATGGCGACAGGTAAATGGACATCAGGTAAAGCTACACTAAGTGGTCCAACTACTGAGGAAGCTGGTCCGAAGATGCATGCTCACGAAACTACAGGTGTACATACTATAAATAACTTAACATGTGAAGATATCACTTTTGATACTATTGATGTATGGAGTAGTACAGAAGTAGATTTTCAAAATATAAATAATAAAGTTATAAAATATGGTCATAAAATGATTGGATGTTTTCCATTAGGTGAGCAGTCTAGTTTTATAATTCTAGGAATAGATGATGTTACTCCTAGATTTAAAAGTGCTGATAATAGAGCTAATGCAGATAGAACAGATGAACAGCTTGATGGGGAAAAGAATCCAGAAAACTCTGAAATGACATAAAGGTGGTGAATTATTATGGGAGTTAATGTTGATTTACAGAAAGGACTTCGTTCTTTATTAGTACAACCAATAATACATGCAACAGAAAGTAGTATAGAAAAAGAAGATCCAAAAACATTTAGAGATTTGATCTTTGATGTAAATAATGTAATTGATTTAAGTTTATTTAAATTTGATTCATTTATGTATGATGGAACTGTAGCTAATATATTGAATGATTTCTTTAGTTGGTTGGTAGCTAACCCACAATATTTTAGTAGATTAAATTGTGATATTTATAAGGCTACATATTTTGAATATAAACCAAAACTCATAAGTAAACATTTATATGGAACTACAGAGCTGTCATATATCATCACATATTTTAATGACATACAACATGAAGCTGAACTCACAAGAGATATGCTAATGACTAAAGGGGTATTATATTTAAATCAAGAGGGACTACATGCACTAGAAAAAATACTAAGTTTTAAAGAATATATGGAAGCTAATGATGATGAATCATTTAAGCAATGGGAGTTTTAAATATGGAACCGACTATTCAAGTATTAGACAGTAGTCAAGACCATACACTTACGTGGCTACTATATCAATTATTACTAAAACTTAATATGGAGTATGGATGGTTAACTAATATATTTATCTATGATATTACTAACTTCTTAGCTAATGATAGGAATAGATATTTCCTAGATATGGGATTATTATCATTTTTATTCTATTATTTATGGAAAGGTAAGATTGATTTAGAGCAAAAAAGTAAATTTAGTTTTAAAATAATGTTCTCTAGTGCAACTTTAGCTTTTATTATTATACAATGGGATTTAGATATGTTCTTATGGGCAACTATATTTACCATTGTATTCTGTTTCATAATTGCAGATATTACTATATTAATTGCGAGAATGATGCAATTTAACATAAGTAAGATAATATTAGTACTTTTAATTATCTACATGTTTTTCTAAGGAGAATAAAAGATATGCCTACAATAAAAAATAAAATAACAGCAGAAGAAATTGAACATATTATCAAAGAGTTTATTACAAAGGGAATGGCTATAGATTTAGCTATGTTTTTCATAACTCAAGATGATATTGAATTTGATGACTTTAAATATTACACATGGGATACTAAGTATAAGAAAGTATTCTATGATTTCTTTAATTATATAAATGCTTATATATGTGAATTTATAGAAAAAGAAAAGTTTGATAATGTTATAAGTTTACTATATAAGCTACCATTAAATAGTTATAAACCTATAGAAGATCCATATGATATAGATACAGATTATATATGTACAAAGATATTTAATAATATTATAGAAATGTTAGCTAAAGATACTAGTACATATAGATTTGAAGAACTATTTAGTTTTTTAGCTAGAAAAGATGAGGATTTATGTAAAGGATTTATATTATGTAATTGGAGATTACTAAATGATGAACATATGAGAGTTATTCTATTAGCAGAATGGCTTAATCCAAATGACTGGATTCAAGTAATACTACAACAGTATAAGAAAACTAATGATATTAACTTGATTCCAATAATCATTGATAGTTGTATAGTAGATACTTACTATATGATTCCATTAGTTGATAATATATTCCGTAGATATAAATTTGAAACTAGTATAGTTAATAATAAAGTAAAAGTTAATTACACTATTCCACTAGTTCCTGATAATAGAATGAAAAGAGCTGTAGAAATGCTTCGTTCTTATATATGTAGTAAGATACAATCTGACGCAGATTTTGAAATATATAACTTCTTAGAAACATCTAGGCTTAGATATCTAGAAAGTCGCGACATTTTACGTAGTGGAATATACGATATAATAGTTAAATACTTATTTGGAGGAGCTAATACTAAAAGACGTATGAAGGATATGATTCAATACGGTCAGGAAGATATGAGCTTAAATCTAGATGAGTTTACACAATTTATTTTAGCAAATGATATGTTACTTGGAGAATATTTATATACAAGTAAAGAACTTTCTCCATATGATATGCTTATAAGAATATACAACATTAATAGATTTCAATTCCTAAGGAGAGGATGTACAGATTTTATTAATGAATATTTTAATATGAATAACACGTTTGAAAGTATTAACATAATACAATTAGCTACAGATCAAAACTTCTGGCTTTGTTGTAATTTATTTAACAAGGCGACTGTCATATAACGTGTATGGCTTCATAGAAATCTTAGTATAGAAATAATTACATATACTAAGATGAATTTGTAGTTAGAATTTGTTGTATTTATTTTGGCTTACACCTATATAGATTAAATTTGTCGGAGTCTATATAGGTGTACCATTATTTTTACCGCAAAGCTAATTATAAATTTATATTATCGATAATATAAATAGGAGGTAAAGAATGAAAAAGTTACAACCAACAACAGCACCAGCTAATTCAGCTGTAACTTCATTAATGGGAGGTGAAAAGAAAACAGATAGTCTTACATTTGAACAATATTCAAATAAAGATAGAGTTATGGGATTTAAAGATAAAAGTATTACTCCGACAAGTAATCAAAAAAATATCTTAAATTCTTCTAATGGAGATAATGTTACTATTGGATATATTCCAGTAAAAGAATTATCTTATTTATCATTAAATTT